GGCGGGCTCGCCCTGGTCATGCTGTTTCTCGGCATGGCTTTTGTCTGAGGGGGCCGCGATGGACTATCAACGCACCGGGGCAGCGCCCCAGATCCCGCCCGTCGATGGCGGGTTGTTGTACCAAACTCCAGCTGCCAAAACCGACATCCGTCGCACCTTTCGCGAGCGGTGCGGTTGGGTTGGGCCCGAGGAGCAGCGCCGCCAGGCCGAGCTGCAGAGGGAGGCCGGCTATGCGAACAGCTGAACTAGGACGCCGGCTGCGCGACAACCAACTAGCGTTGTTTGAGATCAGGCAGGCAGAGTTCCTCGAGCGCTGCAGAGCACTAGCTATAGAAGTCGCCAAGCGCCAGGGCACGGTCTCGATCAACGACATCCGGGCCCGCATCTCGGTGCCGGCGGGGGTTCACCCGTCGGTGCTGGGGTCGGTGTTTAAGAACCGCTCTTTTTCTGTTGTCGGTTTTACGGAAGCCAAACATCCGCAAGCGCACGCTCGAATCGTGCGTGTCTACGCGCTGAAAGGGGGCAAGTGATGGTTGGAAAAGTTACCCCCAACACAATCATGTCGGCGTCCCGGCTGCCGGCTCTCATGGGAATCAGCAGGTATCGCAGCCCAAACGATGAGCTGGTTGCCGTTTTGGCTGCGCTTGATGGCCAGGAGCTGGAGTCCGAAACCAATGAGGCGATGGATTGGGGCAATGAGTTTGAGCTTACGATCCTCAAGAAGGCCTGCCTGCGCCTGGGCGTGGACAACCTAGACGCCGAGCACCCCAACCCGTACTTCCACGCTAGCTGGCCGCTTGCCTGCAGCCTGGATGGCACTTGCGACGGTCGAGGCCTAGTCGTCAACCACGATCCCGACAAAGGTATCTACGTTGTTGGCCAGGACTCAATTGTGCTCGAGGGCAGGGGGGTGCTGGAAGCCAAGCTTACCGCGATGGATGTCGAGGATGTTCCACCGCTTTGGCGCGGGCCCGTGCAACTGCAGGCACAGATGGACATTTTGCAAGCGAAGTGGGGAGCTGTGGCCACGTTGTACCGTGGGACGCAGCTGCGGATCTTTTTGTTCTCTCCGCACCCGGCCACGCTCGAGGCCATCGAGGCCGCGGTCACCGACTTTCAGCGCCGGCTGGACTATTGGCGCGACACCAAGACGGTCGACTACTACCCGCCGCAGGACAGCAAAGACGCCAACCGCACCTGGCCGGCAGTCAAAAACGAAGAGCCGCTAATCCTAGGCGAATCTGAAGACTACTGGGCTTTCAAAATTCAGATGGCCAAGCATGAGATGTCGCGGCTCGAGAATGAGATTGCCGACTGCGAGAAGCGGATTAAGGACGTCATGCGCGAGGCTGGTGTTGCACGCACCGACAAGTACGAAATCAAGTGGCCAATGCGGCACTTCAAAGCGCAGCCAGAGCGTGTCGTGCCGGCGAAGGATGCGTACTCAATTCGTCAATCAACCTTATCAATTAAGGAAATAAAAAATGTCTAAAAAAATTTCCCAGAGCGATTCCAAGTTGCTCAACGCCCGCATTCAGGCGGCGATCAAGCTGCAGCATCTAGCGTTTGACGCAGCCAACCGCACGCCTGGCGCGTTTATGAACCGCGACCGGGCCCAAGACGTTGTCGACGCGATTGTCGTGGTCGTGCTCGAGACTCTTTCCGCATACGCAAGTGAGGAGGATAAAGATGCAACTGCAAACGCAAAGTAACCGCGGGTTTGCGCCCGCTACGATCACCGAGGCAATTCAGTTCTCGGAAATGCTGGCCAAGAGTCAGATGGTGCCCAAGCAATACCAAAACAAACCCGAAGACATCATGGTTGCGGTGCAATGGGGATATGAGATTGGCCTGGCTCCGCTGCAGGCGTTGCAAAACATCTCAGTGATCAACGGTAAGCCTTCGGTCTACGGTGACGCAGCCATGGCATTGGTGCAGGCCAGCGCGGTCTGCGACGGCATTGAGGAGCACATCGAAAACGAAGGCACGCCGAACCCGATCGCGGTCTGTATTGCCAAGCGCAAGGGCAGGAACCCGGTAATCGCTAGGTTTTCGGTCGAAGACGCCAAGCGGGCAGGGCTTTGGGGCAAGCAGGGGCCGTGGCAGGCATACCCAAAGCGGATGCTACAGATGCGGGCCCGCGGCTTTGCCCTGCGGGATGCCTTCCCAGACGTCTTAAAAGGGCTGATAACGGCCGAGGAGGCGCAGGACTACCCCCAGGAGGCAGCCAAGGACATCACCCCGCCCAAGGCTACCAGGAACCCGCTAGACGCGCTGCCGTCGCCGGTGACGCTACAGGCTCCACCGGCCTATGTTCCCGGCACCTGGTCGGAGGAGACCGAGCAGGAGGTCAACGCAGCTGTGGCCACGCCGGAAGTTGTCGAAGAGGTCGCGGAGGGTAGTCAAGACACCAACAGCGCCGGTTGGCAATTAGCCATACCCGGCAAAGACGCGATTGAGTTTCCCGACGCAAAGGCCTACATCGAGGCCTACAAGGCGATGATTGACAGGGTGGCCACCGCCGGCAAGGCGCCAGCTGCAACACGCCTGGCAAAGATCAAAGAGCTGCGCGCAGTCAATGAGCTCACGATCAATCGCATACCGTCGATTGAGCGCATTCAGATCACAGCTCACCTGGCGAAGTACCAGGGCAGCCTAGAGGGCAGGGCAAAAGAAGAGCTAGCTTAGATACAACGCACGCTCGTCTTTGCGGCGCTTAACAAGGCCGGGGAGCTCACGCCCTCCGGCCTTTGTCCATTGCATAAACGCTTCAGCTGCGCCATCAAAGTCGCCGCGATTATGTTTCATGCGGATGCTAGAGCGTTGGAGATTGCCGAGCCCAACATTAAAAGAGAAGGAAACGAATGCATCAAAGCGAGGCTGAGTAAGATCAGAAGGACACAGTCGTAATACACCTCGCTCGAACGTAGCCAGGTCATCGGATAGGATCTGATCAACCTCTGCCATGGAAAGAGTTCTGTCCCACCCGTCAGGGATTGGTAGGTTTTTTCGTTCTTCAAGTTTTACTCCAATATGTTTTTGATCAATGACATGGCCGACGGCCGTAGTCCAAAGTAGCGCTGGACACCTGTAAGGCTTAAATCGCACGCCTTCGTGGTGTTTAATCATGTCAATTGTTTTTGCCGACACTTTCATTTTCTAAAGCTTTGCGTACCAAACCAAAAAGCGATTGTGCTCGAAAAAATTATTGCGCTGTCTTCGTCCCACAGAATTTCCATCGCCTGGTCAAACGGCACGCCGGTCTTCCACGCGTAAAAGAATCCAAAGATGTTTACAAAGAGCAACATACAGAACATCCCGTAGGTAATAACGGGCCGCACGCTAGCGCGCAGGTTTGTGACCCACGGCGATGCGCCCTTGCCAATCTCAATGTCGTGCGCATAGAGCGCCTGACGCTCCTGCACCGCGGTCTGCATTGCGACCTGGTCAGTACGAATCTCTTCAACGCGGGCCTGGGCGGCAAATCCACGCTCAAGCATTTGCAGCTCGCGCTCAATTTGCATTTGAGCTAGCGCAAGCTCATGCGACTTATCGGATCTGTCTTGGAAAAAATCTAAAATTTTAGGCAGCCCACCCATTAAAAAAGACAAAAGCGTAGATAACAATGTGATCATAGAAACCCTCCAAGCAAATACGTTGTAAACGCAGCTGCACTCACGCCTTGCTCCGTTTCCACTTCAAATATTCCGCACCCTCTTTAGGACACCAAAAGATCTTAATCATGTCGGGGTGGGTCTCATCGAGCTCGGGGTCGATCACCGTCATGCAAGCAGGAGAGAGGGTCTGGTTTCTGAATCCTTTTTCTTTGGCGTAGTGGTCATACAGCTTGTATGACGCCACCTGCACCGCGTGGCAGACGCGACCTGATGCCGGGTCTTTAATAAGGCCGTAGCCAGAAGTGTGTTTGTGGCCAGAGATCATCAGGTGATCTCGGTGTCCCATTTGCGCGGCTTTCATCTGACCGTGAGCTGGGTTCCATTGGCTGTGGCCGGCAAAATCATGCCGGGCATTTACGATCACATTGCGGCCGTTGGGAAAGCGCAGGTTAATTCGACACTCGCTTGGTTTGTAGAGCGTTTCTGACTGCTTGGCAATCCATTTAATTGGATCTGCAGCTCCAGCCCAGGCGTCGTGGTTGCCGCCCACCATATAAATCCAGCGCGTGCGGTTGATGAACCACTCGGCTAGCTTCCATGCCTGCTCGGCGGTAGTGCTCTGGCTTGCGTATAGCCTCGCCAGCCGGCCGATCCAGTTGTTGGTAGTGTCACCTACGTTGGCGCCCCAGACGCCTTCCTGCTTGGTCAGATCTGAGTGCTGACGCAGCAACTCGAGGTCGGTGCCGTCGTCGTCAACGTGCGGGTCACCAAAGTGCAGGATGCCAATTGAACCGTCCAGCCGCACCTTGACCTGGATCAGCTTGCTGGCCTCCTCGTAATCGCGGCGCTTACCAAACTGTTTGATGCGCAGCTCGACCAAGTCCTCGATGTCGAGATCGTCGTTGGGCAAAGCCATTACGGTGAACTCAGATTTTGCTGGTTGGTAATTCTCAGCATCCGGTTTAAATTTGCGCTTGTATGCCGCAAACCGATTTTGGATTGTGCTGCGTGGAATGTTTAATGCAATTGCCGCTTTGCTCAAATTCATGCCGTGCGAAACGACAGCATTCCAAGTGTCACGCAATTCCTGATCTGTAAAGTTATGCCCCTTGCCAGCCATCATTTCTCTCGAGACTTTTGCAAGGCCGCGGTGCAGATGCGTTGCGTAAGTTCCGCGTTGTCTGCAAGCACAGCCCACAGACCAGAACCTATGCAATGAACCTGGCGCTCACTTAGCCCTAGCTTTAGGTTGAAATCAATTGCGTGCGTAACCTCATGGATCACTGTGTCGGCCCAACTTTCAATGGGCATTCCCTTGCGGATAGATATCTGCTGCTTGTCGTCTTCGCAAATTCCCTGGTTGTCCAGGTTGTCGACCTCTAAAAGCTTGTAGGTCTTGCCAATGACACGCACCGTCGCAATCGGTGCTGGTTTTCTGCTAGCCATTCCCAACTCCCATCTGGATCTATTGGCATTTTGAAACTAGCTAAAAATTTTTTTCAAAAACATTGTGATAGCAGACCCAATTGCGCCGGCCATCAGCAGCATGACGTACACGCCGCCTTTGCCCTGATTGATGGCAGCGTTAACGCGGGCCATCTCTTGGCGTAGCAAGTGAATCTCTTGCATCAGGTTTTTGACATCGGCCTGGAGGGCACCAAAATCTTTGGGATCAATGTTACTCATGTTTAGGGGACTCACCGTTTGTTAGGCAGCTGCAGCTGCAACTTCAACCCAGGACGTCGTTGCCTCATCCCAGGTGTACATCTTGCCGTCTGTCGGCATCGGTGTCGGCGCCTGCCATTGGCAGGTGAGCTCGTTGATCACCCAGCTGGCAAAGGGCTGCGGAGGAATGAAGGCATTACGCTGCTCATCGTATTTGTATCCGATGCCGGCGTAGTTCTTGCGGAAGTTGCCGTTATAGCTGGTTTGTTTCCAGGTGCCACCAAAAAGCCGCTCGCAAAACGCTGCGCCGATATGTTCTTTCTCAACACTAGCTGCGTCTGAGGTGTCTTTGTTTGCGACCACGATCACCTGAGTGACGTAACCAAACTGATCGATCTTGGCAAAGTGAGCCATCTGTTTCTCCTTATGCGGTCTGCTCTTCAATAATTTGCTGGATCTGCTCTTGCACCTGGGCCCGTCCTGTTAAGGCGTCGATCTGCTCTGGCAGCCAAACGGTGTCGATGGAATCCTCAAACGCCTTAATCTTTTCCATCGTTTCTTCTACTTCTTTGATAGATGGTTTAGGCCGTGGATCATCCCAACGAGTAAATCCAAGCCCACCAGTCCATTCCCACTTGGCACCAGGACGCAGCAAGTGCATTGCCGTATCTATGCCATACAACCGATAAATCTTAGTATCCATAATCAGCCCTTATGTCCACTTGATAATTACAATGCCGGAGCCGCCATTTTTACCATTTTTAGAAACACCTGTTACATT